CCTTACAGGGGATCTGCCACCGCAGACAAATCCAATGTAGCGCTACCGCGCTGGCACGTCAAGTGGCTTTTTCGCCTTTTTTGTGCAGATTCCTGCTGCGGTTTGCCTTCGGAGACTCCAGCTTGTAGCCGTCAGCGTTAGTCCCACCGCGTGCCAACGCTTTCACGTGAGAAACATCTTTACCTTTGCGGTTGACACCCTTCTTATCCATCGCCCTCCGGGCACGCTGCCGCTCCATGCGGTCTTCGTGTTCGCCGCGCTGCTGCTGCATGTCGTACTCGTGTTTGTACGGGCGGGGGGACTTGGTGTAGGGCATGTCAGTTCTTTCCGTTGTGCGGGCAGCTCGTCACCACGCAGTGCTTTCGGCAAAGACCGGAAGGCTTGGGGTTCCACACGTCGTGGCTCACGGCAAATTTTAGTTTGTCGTGCTTGTCTGTCCACTTCTTCCAGAGCGTATCTTGCTGGGTGGATTCGCACTTGCTCTTCACGAATGCGTTGCACACCACGAACAGCAGGCCGGAGCGCACCTTCTTGATCTCGGGGAAGTGCTTGAACACGCACAGGGACATCAACTCCAACTGATCCGGGTCCGCGTACTTGGAAGACTTGCCAGTCTTGTAGTCAACGATCCTTGCCTCTCCTGACTCCCGATCCAGAATCAGCAGGTCAGCAATCCCACGGAACCAAACATTGGGTGCGTTGAACGCACAGGGCTGCAGGTCTTCCGTAATCCCCATCTCGTATTCGCACAGCTTCTCCCCCTTGATGTGCTTCAGGTTGTCCAAAGCACCTTTGACAAAGGTGAAGTACGGGGGGAGTGGGCGGTCTTCCTTGATGTAGAACTCCGCAGCTTCGTGGAACCGCGTGCCGTACATCATTGCTTCTGACTCAGGCTCCTTGAAGTCCTTGACCACCCGCAGGTGGTAATACTTTCGAGGGCACTGTTCAAAAAGTTTCAGGCTGCTGTATGACCAGCGGCTCGTGCTCATCGCGGCATTTCCTTGTTTTGCATGATCGCAAGGGTAGCCTGAAGCACTCGTACCTCTACACCCATCCGCAGGGCGGTCTCTTCCGCAGCCGGGAGATCATCCTCCAGGCATTCGTTATACAGTTGTTTGGCCATGCGCTCGATGTTCATCAGAGGCATAGCGTAGTCCACGATCTCAGCAGTCGCCATAACTTTTTCCTACTCCGCTTTCACAGTTAACAGGCAGTCCTCCTGCCCACTTCGGCACCCACCGCATACATTCTTCAACATACGCCCGAGCTTCATTTACTTCTTCGTCTCTGCAGATGCACGCGATAGCGTCATGCACTGTCAGCACAACTTTGTACTTCATGGCAATGCGCAGCATCTGTTCCCCGATGATGCAGCGGGCAATGGCTTGGCAGACGTTCTCGATGACCTTCCCGCCGTAAATGCGGGTGCGCCCCTTACGGGTCTTGTAGGTGAACTCGATCCCCTTCTCACCCTCCTGCGCCTTCAGGTCATCGTACCGCAGCATCAGCTTGCTAGGCAACAGGATTGCTTTCTCCACGGGCACTATTGACAGCACACCGGAGCGCCCCAGCATGGCCGGCTCGTCCCGCAGCATCGCGACCAGCATGAGCTGCGCCTGTCGCCACAAACCGGTGATCGCCGGGTTTGACTTCCGGTATACCTCCACGATTCGGCGGGCTTCGTCCAGATCCACGTTCGCCTCTGAGCCCCTTAACTGGGCGTGAAACTTCACCGCGCCCATACCGTACCCGGCACCAAGGATCGTTGTCTTACCTACAAACCGTTCAGGGTCTGTGATCTCGGTGGTTGGCTTACCGTAAATTTGTGATGCCATCAGCTTGTACGGGTCGTGCTTAAACTGTTTCTTGGGTACGCCCGCCAGGATCTCCTCGTTGTTCTTTCTGAACACCTCCAGCAGATCCTCCTGCCCTGCAAGCCACGCCAGCACCCGTGCCTCAATCTGTGAGGAGTCGGAGTCAATGATGCTGTACCCTTCGGGCGCGAGGATGGCGCTCTTCAGCTTCCCCGCGTTCTCTCCTCGGCTCGGCAGGTTCTGCAGGTTGATCTTGTCGTCCCCGCCGAACCGCCCCGTGTGCGCTGCGTAATACTTGATCGGCACCGGCAGTGCGCCCCGCTCGGCTATGTCAATGAACCGTTGGGTGCGAGTCTCTTCCAGCGTTGACTTCATTCCAAGACGTGCCGATACCAACCCTTGCACGCGCCAGTCCGGATGATGGAGCAATGCGATGAAGTCTTCGTCGTTCTTGGCAAACGCATGCGTTTCTTTACCTGTGGTCAGACTCGTCTTCCTCGGCGGCGTTACACCAAGATTGGCCAACACCTCTGCGAACTTTGGGTTGCTCATCAGATCCGATGCTTCCACACCACTGTCGGCCAGCAACTTGGACTTCTGTTCCTGAATACTCTGCAGGTGCTCTTGCAAAAGATCCTTGTCCAGCCGCAGCGTAGGTTCAATGAACATACGAAGCGTTGTATCTATGAGCTTCAGTTCTTTCTTGGGGAACAGGGGTAAGAACTTCTTGAACAGCAGGTACGTAAGCTCCACGTCGGTGACGCAGTAGTCCCCGTACCGAGCCAGCCGCTCCTTGGAGAAGTCCTCGCGGCGCATACCCGCTACGGTCAGCACCTCCACGCCCTTGGTGCCGAGCCCCTCGCGCTGCGCTAGCGCTGCCAGGGAGTTACTGACTTCCACACCGTGCAGAGCCCGCCCCATGCACAGAGTATCAAGCCATAGGTTAGGCAGAATGCCAAACCGCCAAGCCAGAATGGCCCCATCAAACATAGCGTTATGAGCCAACGCCATAGAGTTTTCCCAGTCAAACTGGAGTAACCAATCTTTGATCTGCTGTTCAGTCCCACTTGCCCACTCCACTACGCCGTTGTTGACCTTGAGCCCCACGCCGATAACCTCAAACCGTTTATCGCGTATGTACTCTTCAGTTGTAAGTTTCGTGAGGCTGAACTCCCTGTCGTAGTACGTTTCAAAGTCAAGAGTTATCAGGTCCATGTTGTTCGTTCTCCGAGTTCTCAGGTTGTTTCTTTTCCCCGAAGCCATCGCGCACGCGCATGTTCGGGTAGTCGATGCCAAACTTGTCAGCGTAATCAGCTAGGGTACGTGCAGTGCCGAGCCCGTAAGCCCCAAGGTTTGCCCCGCCCACCAGCAAACTTTTCAGCCGCTTGTTTGACTGCTCATCGTATGTCCACCAGCGCTTAGCCCGCTGTTTGTCATCCCCCTCGTTCCAATGCGGCGCACGGACGGAGCACTTCGTATCATTGAACAGGTGGAAGACAGGTTGTCCTGCAACGAAGAACAGATCCCACCCGTGGGTGAAAGCACGTACCGTGAAGTTGTGCTCCTCACCGTAGAAGTACAGGGCCGGGTCAATCAACACTTGCCTGAACAGGTCTGCAGGAGCGAACACGCAGCCTGCAGATATACGGCTACCCTCCAGATCATCGGCGTGTGCGCATATCGCACCCGCATAGTTGATAGCCACGGCGCTCATCGGCCCATCTTGGGCGGGCTTCTGCCCTACGGTTGCTGAGCCCCAGCGATCCAGCTTCACCTTGTTGTTCTCATAGGTGAACCCATACGGCATCATGGACAGGTAAGGCTTGCTTGACTTGGACCTCAAGCGTTCTATTGTTTGTATAAACCATGTATCCCATCCGGGATCGAACCGCGAATGTGAATCGACCTGTAGCGCGTAGTCCTCGTCGTACAAAAGCGTGAACCCCACCGCTCGTGCCCAACAAGGGCCACGGCTGAACTTGTAGTCCACAAACAGATACTCGATCTGCGCAGGTGCGGCCAACGCCAGCTTATCTTCTCGGGCAGGGTACACGGTCTGATCAACTACGGCAAACCGCAGTCGTTCAGGGTGCTCGGCCTTGGCTACTGCATCTTCGACCGTCGCCCACAGTTCATGGTCATCACGGTACGAAGCGATGTTCACGAAGATGGTGGGCAGCGGTGCGGCTTCGGCGCTTGTACTTGTATATACATAAACACCGATGTCGTCCTCCACGTACATCTCTTGCGGTGCGGGCAGCGCGGCGACGAGTTCACTGCTTCGTTTTACACGCAGAACCACCGTGCTGCAGCACTCGGACATCCGGTGCATCAGAAACAGGGCGTCGGACACACTGAAACGCTCAAGCACCCGACCAATCAACCCAACGTCGTACTTGCTCTGAGGCTTCCACGCAGCTAGATCGTCCGCCATAGTCCACTCGACATCGTGTGCAACGCAGTGGCGCAATGGTGACCAATCAGGGTCGGCGTCCTTGATTTCGAGCACGGACTTCGGCTTGCGTGCTACAAGAAGTTTTCTTATGACCTCAAGCGGCACGGGACTCCTCCACCTCGATGAGCTTTTGGATGTAATGCGCAGCCTTCTTCAGATCTTGCACTCCGTTTTTATGTCTCCAACGGCTGAGATATTTGACTGCGTTGCCGTCAAGATACCCGAGCTGCCAGTCTAGGATCACGTCCCAGGTTTCATACTGGAACTGTTTGTAGTGGGTTCCCCCCACCTGTGTCTCATTTGCACTCATATTAGGGCTTCTCCCATACTTTCAGCTTCAGCATAACGCGTTGTTTTTCTTCCTCGATTTTTTGTAACGCTTCCGTCTTGGCGGTAGCTGTAGAGGAAGGGCCAGGGGTTATGCGTTCCTCTGTCCAGAACTTGTGCAGGTTCCCGCACTGGTAACGACGGCGGCGCGAGCCATCGGCCCTCACTCGCGTGTCTATCACCTCCGTCCACACTCCGCACTCGGGACACTTAAACATCCTCCTTCATCTCCGTAAATGACGGGCACTTCTCATCTTCCATGATCCACGGCCCCATGTGCCACTGATGGGTTGCCTCCGGGTGAACCGGAGAGTTCTTGAGATTACGTTTACATGCGTTGCAGTATTCAAAGCATGGGTTACCCGCACAGCGGGCGAAGTCTTGAGCTTCGTATCTCATGTGTTACTCCTTGCGCGGATGGCGGCGGCGCAGTCAAGTGCGATCCCTGCATACGCCATGCCGACTTCCTCGTCGGCTCTGGCTTCACACACCTTCGCGCAGGCTTCTCGTTCTTCCAGAACTGCCGCATCCAATATCGTCCGTGAAGCGGCGATGTTTGCGTCACGGAATATTGACTCGTAAACAAGGGCGGCGAAGCGTTTCACCAACTGCGTAACATCGCCGGGTCCGTATGCGTCTGGGGTGTAAACGCCACCATCCTCTACAGCGAAACCCGCTTCCCGCGCCATGCGGATGATGTCATCTTTGCTCATTTCTTCTCCTTTGCACGTAGTTCAAGCAACTCCTCCAACATCTTCTCCATGTCGTCTGCTGCCTTGAGCAGTAGCGGAGTGATGACACCTTCAGGTGGTGGGGCACTGCGTCCAAACACGCGAAGCGCTGCGATGTCGAACCGGGCTGTGTGCTCGGCAATTTGTTTACTCATTCTTCCTCCAGTCATCAGCACAAGCGCAGCCACGCTCAAGACAGCCTTGATCCATATGCGGGATGTGAAATTCAATGGCTGTATAGATCTTCTCCCGCAGCAGCGTTGGTGCTCCGTGGTACAGGACGCAGATGTCCATCAACCGCTCAACGAGAGGTTTGGCTTGTTCGTATTTCATTGCTTACTCTTTTGTGTACAGGCAGCGCAGCGCCACAACCCACGGGGCTTACTACTGCCAGTGTGTTCAGGTAGATCCTTGTTGCATGCGAAGCAACGGCGGAGGAATTGTTTAGGGTTCATGTGATCCCATGCGTCCGCTCGACGGCGCGGGCAAACTCAACCATTTCGGCGTCACTGCTCGGTTCGCTGTACATGCCGTAAATCTCCTCCTCCGTCAGCGGCTTGCGCTGGGGTGAGGTGGTGTAGAGAGGGACATCGTCTTGACTAGACTTGTGTCGCCAGACAGTTCCGCCGACAGCCATCCATGCATACGGCTCCTGCACCGGCTCTGCCAGCGCGGCCTCAATCTCTTGGTTCACATCGGTGAAGCGTTGCAGGGCATCCTCTGTCAGCGCGGCGCGGAGGGTGTCGGTAGCTTCGATCAGCAAGCGGAGCATTTCTTGCCTGCTGCTCATGCTGTTGACTTCGCAAAGTCTGGCGCTGCATATCAGCGCAATCGCCTGCTGGGCGGCGGTTCTCAGGGGTGTCATTTCAAGCACTCCCAATGTCTTCCGTTCCATACGGCGCGGCCCTTGACTTCCACACACGCGAAGTGGAAGTCAACTTCTTTCTGGCTCAGTCGCACTTCTCGCGGCGGCATGACTGCGCTTAATCCAACCACGATGCCCACCACACAACACGCCAGCACAAGAATCCACCAAATCGTAATCACGGCTTCGCGTAGTGTGGTCATACCCACCCCATCAGTTTGAAAGCAACCTCGGTCGGCACCAAGGCATAGACATACGCCCGGTACACCGGGCACCAGTAGTGAATTCGGGTCATGTGTTCTCCCTTGCTGCCTTGATGGCGGAGTCGATCTCGCGTTTCCAGTACGCCCCATCCGCAGTTGCGTCCAGTACGTCCCAACCGCGAATGCTGCCTAGCAGCGACAGCAGCGCATCACGCTGTTGTTCAAGCACAAACATGCGTTCGTTCCACCATTCCTGTCGTTTGCCAAACGCTTCGTTTGCTTCGTGCAATTGGCGCAGTTCGGCGGCGGCTTGCGATGCTGTGTTTCCGCCAAGGTATTTGAGCAGCGCATCAGCCAACCGCAGGGCGGTAGGTTGTGTCATTTCACCCCCTTCAACGCAGAGATCGCAGCATCCGCGTGGTCACACGCGGGGCAGGCATACTCGCCGTATTTGTCCCGCATCATCTTCAGTGCCTCCAATGCTTGGTGATTTAGCATCTCCAGTTCCTTGATGTACGCAATGGAGTTACGCACAACAGCAGCCTGACCGATTGCTGTATCCAGCAACTCCCGCAGTGCCCTGCTGGGGGCGAAACCGTAGGTGTTGCACAGTGCTTGGAATTGGGAGTCAGTCATCGTCCAACTCCTCTTGTTCTGCAATCAGTTGCATCTTTGCCAGTTCCAAACAGCCCACAGCAGTGGCGACAAGCATCGTGTCGCTGTACCGATAGATCGTCTGGAGTAACTCCTCAACAAGCCCGTGGGTAACGGAGTCGTGGTACTTGTTAGTCATTTGCTCCGCTCCTTCAGCATTGCGTCTGCCACATCGTAGGCCACACTCGCAATCGATTCAGCCTCTGTGCCCGCTGGCATTTGTGCAAGTGCAGTTGCGTTCGCCCAGAGCCCCTGAACCACCTTGGCGGCGAAGTAATCTCGAATACTCATGCCTGTATAGATCTGCCGACTGCGCGTGGCCGTATCGTCAAAGACGAACGGGAACGCCGGTCCTCCGGTATCAATCATTGCTTCACCTCCATCAGCATCATGATGCGCTTGACCGCCTCGTAGACTTCGATCCAGTCGTTCCAGCCGGTGACCTGTTTGATGTTTATCTGTACTACGTTCTCGTCTACCAACAACACTCTGGCTACCACGCCCATGTCGTTTACCACTTGTGCTTCAGTTACTTCAACTTTCATCTTCGTTCTCCTTGATTAGTCCGCGCCATTCGCGGTATAGGGTCATCGTCGGGCCGTACTTCTCGGCCATAGCCATAGCATCTTCAGGTGCGTACGTACCGACATACCACTGCTTGCCATCCCAGTAGGAGTAAACAATCAAGGGATCTGCATTGTGGTGGTCGAACAGCTTGCGCTCGTACACACCTTCGCGTACTGGGTATTCCAGCGCACCGAACCACGGGGTTCGCGGAAGGTCGTTCATGCGTAGTACCCCGCAAGCAAGGCAACCACTGCAATCACAACAATCACGACCACAGCCAGCAGCACCACACTGCCGACTGCTTCGGGCAGGTCTTCCACGCCAATTTCCGTGGCAGCTTCCGCTGCCTCCGGGTGCCGACCTTGTTGGTCTAAACCTTTTGGCAGCTTGCTCATTGCACCCTCCCTACCTTGCGTGCCAACAGCCACCGATCACCGAGGCGTATCACGCTGCGTACCCAGGCTTTGCGGTTGTGTTTGTTGGTCTCTGCAGGGACCAGCGGAGAGTTCCACAGTTCGTGGGCGTGGCGCATGAGCGCCTTAGGGTGTAGCGTGGGTGTGCTCATTTACGCACCGCCTTCCGCTTGGATTCCTCCTGCCGAAGCGTGATCTCGTTGATGGTCTTTGCCATTAACTCGGCACGAGCCTGATCGCGGGTGCGGATACCCCCCGGCAGAATCCACGTCTCGTAAGACGGTTCGTAGACGATACGTCCCTTGCCGATCATGATGTCCTTGGGGTGGTCGAATCGGAAAAACTCTCTCTTATCTCGCATCTCGTTCTCCTTGTATGTTTACTGGGGGAAAAACACGGCCTTGACCCGCTGCCAGAACGTAGGTTTAGGTGCTTCAGCAGCCACCGTCACGGTGTCGTAAGGGATCTTCGCCCCCTCGATCTTGACTGGGGCAGGCGCAAAGGGCTTCCCAACGACGCGCGACTTTGAAGCCAGTTCTTTCTCTTTGCGCCGCTTCTCCGTGTGGCGCACCACGTACACCTGCTGCACGCTAACGCCGGTCTTGGCCGCGATCTGTTTCGGCGTGAACCCTGCGTTGCTCAACTCACGGACGCGTTGAGCGTTGGACTTCGCGGGGCGACCGCGCCTCTTCTTCACGGGCGGCTGCGCTGCGCCGAGTTCGATCTTGGTTTCCGTTGTCATGAACTACTCCTGTAAAAAGACATCAGGTCTTGCTTCAACGTACCCACGTTCTCTTCATTGATCACGAGGGCTATCCCGCCAGAAGTGGTTATCTGGCTAAGATTCTTTTCCTGCAGTGCGGTTGTCCTGCCCTTACCTGCCTTGCATTCGATTCCGATGAACCGACCACGTAAGCAGGCAAGGAAGTCGGGTGCGCCTGAGTTGCCATATCCGCCTGTGACGGGCATGACGTAGTACGCACCTAACTCATCAAGGACTTTCCGAACGAGGAGCTTTACTTTCCTCTCGGGTGTGAGTGCCAATCGTTTCTCCTTGGGAACACCGAATCCAATAAACGTACATTGAAATACGTCTACCGATCCCTGGTAACTCTGCGTTTACCTTATCTGGGTCAAGCGTCATCAGAACAGCCAGCTTACGCTGCATCCACTCTGGAAGACACTCGGCACCATCATAGTTAACTACTGACACCTGCGCAAGCGGAGAATACGTGACCACGATGTGAGGTGGTGTGAGATCCACTCGGCAGATGTCGTCTAGGTTTACACAAGATGCGATAGGCTCAAACATCCTGCTCGACCCAGTACAACGTGTCTGATACCTTCATACCGAGATCTGTTGTGTAGGTGTTCTCCGGCATCATTGACAACGTAGCGAGCTTGGACTGCAGATCTTCTGACAGGTCAGACATCTTTACCAGCGACTGCGGGCGGTTGTCCGGATGCACGTTCTTGACGTAGTACTTCCCGATCAGGTCGGTCTTGAAGTTGATGATCTCGGCCATGAGGTTGTCGTCGCCCTGCCCCATAGTGCGCACCCGCACAAACAGCGCACCGACCTTGCGCACCATCGCGGTCTTGGAAGTAAGCTCGGCTTCCTTGTATTCTCGTGCAGCTTTCTGGAACTCCGGTGTGACAAAAGTCACGTTCTGGGTCAGCAGGTTCTGGAACTCTACAGAAAATACACTCGCGCTACGGCAGGCGGACAACAGGTCACCGCTCTGTGTGATCTTGTTATTCTTAGTCTCCCGGATGCCGGAGTGGAACGTATCGTAGGACTCACTTGCGATCTCCACGCATGACATCGGCGTGAGGTATTTCAGTGCGCTCTTCACTGCACGCTTCAGGTCCTCCGTCTGCACCATGTGGTGCTGACTGCGCCAGTCCGCCACCTTGCCGTTCTTGATGTTGCGGCTGCTCACCATGTACACCGTGTTGGTGTCACGTATGGCGTAGTCACCGTAGCCGACCCGACCCAGCGCGTACTCGTGGTTGTCCATGTACACGTACACCTCGCGGATATAGGGTATGACCCGATCCACGGCAAACCGTAGCCACGGCGCTGCTCTACGCAGTTCGTTCACGAACTCCGCCAAGTTCGGATGCACGTCGTTGGCGTGCGGCCCCATGCAATCCCAACCCTTGGCATCGCACACCGTGAACTCCCTGATAGCGGACACTGGAGTATTTGTGTAACCCATGATCTTTCTCCTAAGTTGTTGACAGTTGATAACTCTCGTTCACCGATCCCACTCGACGTGAATGGTCTTTCCCGTGGTCGCCTCGGCGCTGGCGTTGCCGACCACACACCACAACACAGGGCACGGCCAGTTGTCGCCCCAGTTGTTGCCTACGTAACCGTCAGTGAGCATGACGCACACCTGCGGCTTCATGTTGTTTGCGTTCAGATACATCGGCACGCAGTCGGGGCTGGTGCCACCGCCGCCTTCTGGCTTGGTTGTTTTGGTGAGCGTGTCCAGTTGGTCTTGCGTGTACCGCTCGTCCTTACACACCTGCGTGTCCCAGTACAGCAGACGCACTGCCTCGGGCCGAACCGTCTCACAGATACCCGCGATCTCGCCCAGGAACTGCGCGATCTCCTGCCCACCGATGGAGCCTGACGTGTCCACGCCGATTACGATTTCGCCAATAACTTCGGATACACCGGACGGCATGTAGATACCTGCGGCCAGATACCTGCGGTTGGGCCTGCGCCACGTGCTGAAGTCGTTACCCGTACACACCGAGTGCAGGTACTCCCGCAGCGCGTCTTGCCACCGCACCTTGGACTTGAGCAAGTCCTCCATCTCGCGCATACCCCCGCTACCCACCTTCCCGGCAAGCAGCGCACCCTGACGCACAGCCTCGTCCATCTTGCGTCCGATCTCGGCCTTCTGCTCGTCGCTCAGCTCGGCAGCGCCCTCCCAGTCGTGGTCGTCAAAGCCTTGTGGTGCTTTGTTCTTGGGTGGTGTACCACCCGAAGAATTTTCGGACACATCATTTTTGTCAGACTTACCGTCACAACCGTCACAACCGTCACCATCCCCCTGCCCCTCGCCTTGGCCCTGATCTTGCGGTTGTTGCGGTTGCTGTTGTTGGTCCTGCTCCTGCTTGAGGATACGGAAGATCTTGGCTGCGTCCATCCCGGCGAACCGCTTGTCTGCACAGCCCCCGCATGACGGCATGGCCATGAAATTACGCAATGTCGCGTTAAGGTTCGATATTTCTTCGGCTGCGTCCAGCAGGAACAAGTTGATCACGTGGTCGCAGGCTTGGTTGGCCAGCGACGGGTCCTCCTCATACAGGTGCTCCCACGTAGTCAGGTGCTTGAACATGCAGTGATACGTTTCGTGCAGGATGAGGAAGCGAAGCTCCGCATCGTTGAGTGACTCCACGAACTTCTCCGCGTACACGCACTCGATACCGTTAGTACACGCAGTCCCGGTCTTGGCTTTTGGGTCGTCCGCGTTCTGTATGCGGTGCCCCACCAACAGCAGCACACCAGACAGTGCAGTGAAGCGTTCCACTGCGAGGATATCCACCAGCGCCTTGCTCAGGCGCTGATGCGCGGTGAGTTTTTTACCGATCATCAGCATTTTGTGTTTCTCCGATTCATTACTTGTTGATACGTATACCCTCGTTTACATTTTATCCGCGGCAAACATGTAGTTGTTCTTCAGGCACCAGTCCATGTATGCCTTGCTCGTCGTGACCTCGATGAGTCGCTTGTTAGCCTGCCCGTTCTTGGACTTAGCCACTGCGTTACGCACGGCGTTGGCGAACAAACCCTGAGCTTCTTTAGGCAGACGCTCCATGTACTTCACCCACGACTCGGTCCAGTTACGCTCGATGGTCTGCAGCGTGCGGTGCACCACCATACAGATAGCGGTCTCGTTTGTAGGCACCTTGGCTGTGTCGGGCGTGTCCTTGATCTCCTGCAGCTTGGGCATCTGATCACCGATCTTCACGTACGTAGCCAAGCTACGTGCCGACGCCACACCGATAGTGCCCATGAGTGCTGCGGTCAACTCGTGATCGGACAGGAACTCCCGCTGCTTGAGCCAATGTGAAGCCAGTTCTGCTGTGCGTGGCGTGAAGAAACTTACCCGTCCCGGCGCTGCAGGGTGGAAGATGTGCTCGTTCTCGTCGGGCTTGCTCACCTGCTCGAAACTCTGGAACAACTGCGGGTTCTCCATGACCCAAGCAATCATGATCGGGTCGATACCTGCGTCGATAGCGAAGTCCTCCACCCACTCGACGTTAGTGGGCTTGCGCGTGCGGATCACAGTAATACGGTTGCGTGCATGTGCAGGCAGCAGATCACCGACCCCCTCGGCCCCGAGGTTGGTCGTCAGGAACACGATGGAATCTTTATGCAGGCCCGTACGCTCAAGGATGATCTTGAGCATGGCGTTTTTCACAGCGGGGTTGGCCTTGCCGAACTCGTCGACCATCAGGATCACAGGCCCGGGGATGTGCAGACCCAACTCCTCGTGCGGCACAAACTGAGCGCACATGGCTTCACCATCGGTGGCCTCCTTGATCCGGGGCAGCATGATGTCACCGAGATCTTTAGTGGTGCAGTCGAAGTACACGGGGCGGTGCGTAGGCAGCATCTTTGCCAGAGTCTTCAGCACGGACGACTTGCCCGTACCCATGTGACCCTGTAGCAGCACGGTGTTCTTGGAGCCGCACAGGCGGATCATGTTCGTCGCTTGCGCAATCGACACGTCATACAGGGCAGCGGTGGCGTTGAAGTTGGAATTACTCATGGTCTTTCTCTCAGGTTGTTACAGGTTGATAAACAAACACACAAACACACTCACCAAGACATGTTGGACAGGATGCTGTCCACGGTACGCTTGGTCTCCTGCCGGAAGCTGTCGTCTTCACGCAGTCCGTCAGCCGTCACGCCCATCAGGGCGCTATCCAGTTGCATGTGCAACTGAGTCAGTCGGGAATCTCCAGTGATGTTGAAGTCCTTCAACATACCCAAACTCTCACGCACGTTGTCAACCAACGTGTCGCGGAAAATCTTTCTCGTCCCCTTGTCTGCGTTCTCGGGGTAGTCCAGGCGCTCGGACATGTGCTTGAGTGCGTCGTACACGCGCTCCCATACGTCCTTCATCATGCCGTTGATACGGTCTGTGTACACACGCGCATACTCATCTCGGAGGTACGCCTCGGCCTCGTCCTGAACTTGTGAATACATGTTGGCTTCAGGCACAGGTGGGTAGGTGAAGAAGAAACGGAACTTGTCCTGCAGAGATGCAGGGGTGGGGTACTCGTCGGGGTTGTACAGGGCACCCAGCTTGGCCTGCACGTTGGTACGTGCATAGTCGTATACCGCAAGGAAGTTAGTCACGAGACGGTCGAACTCGGTCTGCATCCCCGTGATCTCGCGGTGGAAGTCAGGGAACTTGGACATGGGAAAGCTACGCTGACCCAGGTCACCCCACGGTGAGGTAGATGAGTAAACGAAGTTACGTGCGTTGGCTGCGAACTTACGCACAGCCTCCAGCTCTTCGCAGTCACCAAGCAGCTTCTTGGTGGTATTGAGCAGCGTCTTGTCTGCGTTGGACGCGATGGCTGCGTCACGCGTGGCGTTCTTGTCTTGCTTGCGTCCGGACCACACGGAGATGGACAGCTCCACCAGACGGATTGCCGTGGTGAGTTTAGGCACGTTGACAGGTGCCGGGGTCGGGGCGTGGATGGATTCGAAGTTCATGATCTTTCTCGCTTTCGGGGTTGATGCGGTGGGAGCCGATCTCCCACCGTCAAATGACATTGTAACACTACATGACACAAGTGTCAAGTATTTGATACTAGATAACACCAAACACCATCAAAGCGATGGCAACGATTGCGACGACGCCGAGCGCGAAGTCTTGAGGTTCAATGTCCATGAGCTGTTCTTTCTGCAGTTGATACACACGGTGAACCCGGCCTTACGGGCGGATGGGGAGAAGATGTTCTTGCACAGGTCACACCACGGACGCAGCTTAGGTCGTGCGGCTTCTTGCGCTCTCGCATGTGCATGCTTCATACGCACTCCTCCTGCATCTCCTCCACCATCATGTCGAACAGCGCCTCGTACTCGTGCAGGAAGATCATCTTCACCGCACCTGCAAGCGAATCGGCCTCGCCCAGTTCATGCGCAGCCATCTCGTCCGCGTCGGGTTCATGCACCATGTACAGGAACTTCTCCCTGCGTGTGGTCTTGGTTGCGGTCTCGGTGATCGTCGTTGTGATGGACTTGGTAATGGTGTAGTCCCCGAGCACCAGCACGTCATCCTCCTCGTAGATGAACTCGTTGAGCGAGTCCACGTACCGGGCTTCGCCCGAGTTGGTGATATGCACCCTGGATGCGGCACGTTTGAAAAACCTCAGCTCCGGGTTGTTGGGCAGCAGAGAGATGAAGCGCTGGACCCACGTGATGTCTTGTTGGGTGAACGGTTTCCACGTCACGCGGAAGGTGAACGGGTTGGTCTTGGCTTTTGAAGTCACTTGCTTTCTCCTTGGTTTGCCTTGCGGCGTTGTTTCGTGCTCATGCACGGGGCTCCGATAGTGATGTACCAACGGTACTCACCGATTCGACGGTGATTCAGCATCAACCGTGGGTTGTGGATCATCCAGTTCTTGAAGTCCTTGACGATCTTGGACTCCAACGCACCGTTGGATGTTTCTCTGTGGTCGATGGCCGGGGGCTCCAGCACCAACCACCCTTGCTTGTTGAGTGTGTCGAACAGCGCGTCGAAGTCCGGCACCATCTTGGTAGGTATGGAACAGGCGCGTGCGCCCCACGCCTCCTTCTTGATGTCCGACAGTCGCATGGTTTAGGCACTCCTCATGTGCTGGTCAATGATCCGTGCGGCCTCGCGCAGGGCATCGGGCGGGTTGAGCCACCAATCTTCTTCCCCAGGGTGCTGTTCGACCTCGCTCAACGTGGCATAGATCTCGGACAGGGCAACGCGCAGTGCCTCGTGCAGGGGCATCTGTTCAGGCTCAGGGTCTTGCTCCCCGGTGAATTCGGCTTCGACAATGCTTGCTGCCACTTGGATGCGACCGGCCTGCATCTCCTCACAGACGCACAGGAACGAGCCGTCCGTGAACCGCAGGGTGATGCCTTCGTCGAAGTCATCCACGTACTCCACCGCCTCGACGGTTTTACCGATGAGGGACTGGAACATCCAGTTACTGGGGTGCATCTTCTCGTCCATATCAGTTTCTCCGCATCTGTGCAGCGTCGATGGCTGCTTGTTGGTTGAAGACGGGGACCGCGTTGGATTTGTGGAGCGTGGCTATGCCCAGGCAGGCGGCACCTGTGTACTTGTTTGGCGTGGGCTTGAGGGCCAGCGGGGCACCGGTCTGGGATGGGTTGAGGGATGCGGGCACGGGGGCGTGCCGCACGTGGGGTTTGGGGTTGAGCAGGGGGCTCGGGGAGTTGACGGGGCGGAATCCGGCACTCCTGTATTTACCCGCGAAGCGGGTCGGGTTGGGCGGTGTGCGGTTGGTGTTCACCGGGTGTAGCCTTTCTCTCGGTTGCAGCGGGGAGAGCCAATCTCTCACCGTCTAAATAACATTGTATCACAACAAGCGGGGAGTGTCAAATTTTAGCGGTGTGTGGTGAGGTGTGTGATGTGGATGAGAAGGGTGGAAAGAAGTGGAGGAACGTGATATGTACTGGAGTGTTGTGAAGTGTAGAACTGCAAGTCCTTGAAAAGCCTCACTTTTCAACTGTCTGAACCGGGTCGGGTAGTTAATGTTCGGAAATGGCCTCCGAACACAATCCGAACACTGCACCCCTAATGTTCGGAATCGGGCAGGCCATTTTTCCCCCTTAGTACCCCCTGACCTACCGAACATTCGAACATTATAAGATTTAATAAGATTTACTAAGATTTACTATATAAGATACACCACTAGGTGGTGGTAGATGGGACTGCTTACAACGCGTTGACACTTCTAGATAATGTTCTGTGACCATCCGAACATTCCGAACATTGCAAGAACATTAGGCACCGAAAACAGGTGATGGTCGCCAGATTGGCTACAGAACAATCCGAACATTCCAAACTACTACATTAGAACAACCCGAACATTACAAACTACTACATTAGAACAATTCGAACAGTCCATCCAACTACGTTCGAACAACCCAAATCGTAGAACACAGAACGTTAGAACAACCCGAACATTCGAACATTACAAGCCCGAACATTACGAACAGTCCATCCAACTACATTAGAACAACCCGAACACAGTACAAACGAACACTACCCACAATGGTCGTAGCTACGTTACGAACAATACGTTTTAGGGGCCGATTGGGCCGCTCGCCGCTCGCCGCTGCTCGGAGAACTGGTTTCGGGGTGTTGGGGGTGCTGAAATGGGTGTAGCGTTGTTACGGGCAATGTGGTCCGCACCGCTGCGCGGGGCTGGTTGTGCCCCTCCCCGCTGCTCGGAGAACTGGTTTCGCTCCCCAACAATGATGCTGGGGTGATGTGGTGTGACGTGTGGGATGCGGGGTGTTTTGGGTGTGTAGGGGCGAAAAAAAGCCCCGCCGAAGCGGGGCTTGAAGGGGTCAGGGTATCAGCCGACTGCCAATTTCTTGGCGGTCTTGGCGCGGTCAACTGCAGCGCTGATTGCGTCGAACTCATCGCGCCATTCAAACTTGGGGTCTTCCTTGGTCAGGTCGATCCCTTGCAAGAAGAGCAGCACGGGGCCAAGCAGCGTAAGGTAACGCTCTTCAAGGGTTGACTTAGGTTGTTTACCCTTGGCCGGTGCGGTCTCCAGCCGACGAAGCTGCTCGATCAGGTCCGCCATGTAGGCGCGGATTCGCCCGGCGCGGATCTTCACAAAGTCCTTGCGCTCTTCGCTCATCATCTTCCAGTGGATCGACTTGCGATCCTCAGAGGCGCGGAGGTCTTCGACTGCGGAGATTCTGTGCTCTTGCCCGTCGCGCATGTAGACCGCAGCGATGGTGTTGCCAAAACGCGTAACAGTCACGACGTCCTGAACCTCTTGCCGGGTTTCTTCGGCCATATCCTTGCCGGTCAGCATCGCAGCGCGGATACCCTTGCCGTGGAGAATGTCAGCCAGAATTGCCCACGTCGTGGCGGCAGCATCCGTGGCTTTCATCGCCATCGGCAGAACCTGAAGAACCTCAGGATCTTTGGCAAGGTTGAACTTGCCGCCGATGAAACCCTCCGTCGCTGGGATCCAGTTCGCGTCGTCCTCCGTCGGGGCGACGGATTGAGCGTTTACCAGAACCTCAGCGGCGCTGGCGATGGCACCCTTAGGTGCGTTGATACGTGAAGCCATGATTTGATCCTTTCAATCAAATCGACCATGTGATGCGCACCATTCACCCGAATGATGCTGCACTTGGCGTCGTGGTCAGCGATGCCATGGGTTGAACTGTAACGGGTTGATACGTTTAGGCAAGGGATGGCAGGGATTGATCGTAACAGGCTACGGGCAATTGACCCACCGGGGTGGCACCCCCCAAAATGACGTTTGGTTCCATCGCGCCTCTAGGTGCTACTATTCCGCGCCCGCGATGCCCAATTTTTACGTTTGGCTTTGTAGGTACCCACCCCCGTCTATATAGAAACACCCCCCGTCTATATAGAAACACCCCCCGGTAGGAGTCCCAACCTCCTTGTGTTTTGCAATTTTTGTGGTATGTTCCGCATCACGCTTGGTTCCATACCAAGTTGCGAACATCTATGCCTAGTGCTCCTGAGCTAGTTATTACTCCAGACCTCGGGGTTATCGTTCCCCCTGAGGATATGCCCCACGCGACGTTGCGTGAACGGGCTGCTGCTGCATGTAAGACCATCCATGTGCTTCTGGAGAATGGTTTGGACCCCGAAACCCTGGTGCATGACCCCCAAGACGACGTAGTTGTCGAAAAGCTACTGACTTCGTACGCCAAGGACGAGGAGGCCACCAACAAATCCATGACTCCGGCGAAGTTTTCGGCCATGCGCCCCGCTGCAATCCTGCAGTTGGAGGATGCGTTGCAGGAGTTCAGCCATGTGGTGGTGCGTAATGCGGTCCAGATTCGGACGTTTGTTACTAACAAGCTGCTCCAAGAGGCGTCAAACCCTGATCCCAGGGTGCGTATTCGTGCTTTAGAGCTTCTGGGCAAGATTTCTGACGTTGGTTTGTTCACGGAACGCTCGGAAGTGACGGTTACCCACCGGTCTACGGATGATTTGAAGCAATCGTTGCGTGAAAAGCTCCAGGCGTTGCGGTCCAAGGCCCTGAAAAACGATGTGGAAGACGCAAATGTCATCAATTCCACCCAATTTGCCCCTGTAGATGACGTTCCGCTGGTTGTAGACCTCGATGCGGAGCTTGGGATGGCTCCGGAGGAGCTGAATTGACCGTTGCAGACACGTTCGATGACCTGACAGACGACGATATCGATCTGTTGGTTGCCAACATCGAGCAGTTTGACTCTTCGGAGCAGGAGGAGATCCTGCAGATTGCAGAAGCCTTGTCAGGCAGGCGTCAGGCCCAGCGTTGTCGGGACGATCTGATCGAGTTCTGCAAGCACATCCAGCCGGATTACAAGGTTGGTAAGCACCACCGGATCTTGGCGGACATGCTGATGGCGATTGCCGAGGGTAAGAAGGATCGGGTGTGCGTGAACATCCCGCCTCGGCATGGCAAAAGCCAGCTTGTGTCGATTTATTTCCCAGCGTGGTTCATCGGCAAGTACCCTACCAAGAAGGTGCTGATGGTCTCGCACACGTCAGATCT